GGGCCGCGTTCCGTGGTGCGCCCAATACTCACTGCCAGCCATTAAAGACAAATCAAAATAATCTGCCGCTTTTCTTAGCAAAATAGCCATTGGCGAGTTGTTGCCGTGTAGCTTCTCTATCCCGCCCGGCTCCCACTTCATGGCCCGCGCTTCGCGGCTCTGGGAGAAAAATCCTACCACCGCCAGCCGGTGTTCCTCGTCCAAAACATCATCCAGCACAATCAGCATTTTGTGTAGATCAGCGTCAAGGTAAATCGGTAAAACGGCGACAAAAACGACTGCGGCCTAATGGTGTGGGGCGTTCTACCATCAAAAGCTATGATACGGCCCGGAGTGTACGGGCTCGTATACACAACGTCTCTACATGCCTCATCAAAGAATAGCGTCTCGCCATGCCATCCGTCCTTCCATTCCAGATTGACGTAGTACAGCAAAATCTTTTCTTCTGGATGCGAATGCACAAAGTTGGCATCCGCAGGGGTGGACAGGTTCAATATGCATTTAGTCCGCGTGTACCCTACCACTTCTTGCGCTACCGGCGTTTCTGCCAACTTCTCCAATATCCCCAGCCGAGCCAGATCTTCATCCGAATACACCGAGTGCAAAAACCTGTGCTGCTTGTTCTCTACGATGCACCCGTCCGCCCAACCTATTTGAAACAGTGAACTCTGCGCAAAGTTGTATACCCGATTGCGAAACTCAAAATCCAATACGTTGTCGTAAACCGTAAGCCTTCTGCCGTTGTCCGCCTTTACATCCCGGATTATTTGGTTGCGAAGCACGACAACACCTCCGCATACTTGGCCTTGGTAAAGGAAAACGTCAGCATCCTGCGCGTCTTATTTGGCTTCATATCCACTGAGTGCGGCACCGATGTATCCATCAGCCACACATCTCCAGTGTCTGCGCAGAACTCTTCCACATACTCAGACTGTCGGCTATCTCGCCCCCAACGGTAAAACTTGGTTACCTCACCATGTGTATCCAGATAGACGTTGATGCCGCAGGTCTTGTTGATGTCTACGTGTGCAGGGAGCACGGGGTCTTGCGCATCCAAGGCAGGGAGTTCAAGCAAGAACACGTTGGGCCACTCAATAGCAACCAACGCTTCTGGTAACTGCGCCACAAATTCTGCTTCATTTAATACCCTCAGTGTCTCGGTATAGGGGATAGAAGTGCCGTCTAAGTTGCGGGCGTACTTCTGAACACGATAATACTTTTGATGGGGCGCAAGAAGCTCTTCCCTGAACGGGGACAGATCAATACTGATCGGCAGCTTCGTCGCATGTTTCATCTAAACAGTAGTCCGTTGACATCGGTTATTGCCACAGCTTTGTTGCCGTTAGTACGCACCGCCAACTGATACGGACCCATGTACTGGCGCTCATTAACCAACAGGGTGCCCTTGCACAAGAACAGCGTTGTGTTTGAATCCAAGAACATCTCCTGACCCTGCTTCATCTCAAACACGCTAATGGGCGGCACATACCCTTGGTTGATCTCCGGGTCATAGCACCAGCACACAGTCGGCTCGTTGGCAGTACATAGCATCAACCGGTCTTCATGGTCGCCGTAAGAGAACCAACCCGTGTTGCACTGAAGCTGCACTTCACCTGTGTATTTGTCTCGCGCCGTGAAGTTACCCTCGCTGAAGAACAATACGATCCGGCTAGAAGCGTTGGTCTGTACCTCGACCACATCGCCTTTGTCGTAGTAGTTTGCGTATAGGACGCGGCCAAATGCAGCGTAGGGTTTGCGTCTCATCACACCACCTGAAATGGAGTCTCGTGCGCCACGACGGTCAACTCGTTGACTGTGAACTCATGCACTTGCCCTACCATTCCTTTGAATGCGTTGACGCGCTGTTGGTCAGCAATAAAGTTTTCCTTGGCTTCCTGCATCTGAGCGTGGTGCATCCCCGCCATAGCGATACGCTTTTTGATCTCATTAGGATCTGTCACGTCAGGCCACATGGTTAGCGGCTGAAACGCGTAAGTGGGGTAGTCCATCGGGTCTTGGCTTTTGGTTGTGTCTGATGCAAAGCAAACTACCAGCGAGTGGCTGATATCGTCGTACCCAACAATTCGCATTCTTACTTTGTCCATAATTACCCCGCTGGCCCTTGTCTCGTTCCTGTTGCCGCCCATGTCACAAACGGATTACCAATAATGTAGTAGCCAGCGCCGCCTCCGGGACCTCCAGAACGTGGGTTTGCACCACCAATCGGGCTACCATTACTTCCACCAGCACCCCTACCACCACCCGGTCCACCGGGTCCGGGGCCACCACCACCGCCTCCACCCGAGCTGCTATTACCGCCACCACCGGGATAGCCCCCACCGCCGCCAGAACCACCGTCAAAGCCAGCACCGCCCCCACCACCGCCACCCCAATCAGAGGGGCCTTTATTGGGGGTCAAACCTGCACCTGCGCCACCACCACCGCCGCCACCAGCAATGACGCTATTGTTCGTAATGGTCACAGGACGGTTGACGTACAGTGCGTTGCCTCCGCCACCACCGGGATTACCGTTGCTTGCACCAAACTGCCCACCACCTCCATCGCCGCCACGACCTTGGATAACGCCGTTGTTGGTAATGGCAACTGTATCGCCGGGGCTAAAGGAGCTTGGCACCAGCATGGCGTATGTGCCCGTTGAAGTGCTGCCTACCTGTACGCCGGGGGACACAGTTACGTTCACGTTCGCCTTGCCAGCTACGTAGGCAGGATTGGTAGATGCTTGAGTGTACACATCGTAGTTATATGTTGGCGATCCGATAGTCAGCGGAACATCTACACGATTGGCTGTACCGTAAAAGTTGTTGGCAGCGATGGTGCCAGATGAAGGAATGGTTGTTGTGGTGGAGCTAACAGGAACCAGCCCACCTCCCCGGTAGTACTCATTAAGACCGATAGGATTCGTGCCACCAAACTCAGTTTGGATGTTGGTAAACGCCAGCGGGCCAGACGAGGGCAGCGCCATATTTACACCGTGCCGTAGGCGGTCAGGTTAGCCAGAGCAGTGACATTGCCCAGCGAGTCAATCTTCAGAATATTGGTTGCACCGTTCTTCAGATACAGCACCCCGCCCACCTCGGTAAAGGTGAAGTTGGTTGTAGCAATCGTACCCGCACCTGCGGCTACGTTGCCTGTCAGATTACCCGTCACGTTACCTGCCACATTGCCTGTGACATTGCCTGTCAGTGGTCCAGTAAAACTAGCGCCAGCCACCGCGCCGGTGACGTTTAGCGTACCGCCAATCGATAGGTTGCCTGTGATGTGGTTTAGCTGCTCCACCACGTTGGTGCCGTCTGCACGAAGCAAGACTGACTTGCCTGTGGGGATAGCTACGCCTGTACCTGCTGCTGTGGTATTACCAAGGACGGTTGAGCAATAGATTGTTGCCGTATACCCTGATGGGTTAGTGACTACGTACAACTTGGTGACCGGGGGTACGTAGACGTTGAATGGCGCGGTAGTCGTTGTAGTCAGGCTAACCGCCGCACACCGCGCTTGGTCTACTGCGCCGTTCTGGGCTGTCAGTGCTTGGTTTGCTGACGTGATAGAAACCGATGCCAAGCCCGAGATAGCGTCCTCGATAATGACACCGAGGTTGTCGTTGGTGATCGTGCCCCACGTACCGGATTTTTCACCGTTGGCAATTAGCTCGATCCGCAGATCGGGGGAGTATGTACTTGGCATAGCTGTTCCTTATTAAGCCAGCATGGTTTCTGCGTGGGTCTTGGCCTCTGCCACCCGGCGCAGCCAGCCTTTACCGAACGTGCCAAACGTAGGCAGGCTGCGGTAAAACGCTTCCTTTTCTGCACTGAATTTTGCCACTAATTCGCTCTGATTGGCATCTTTTAATGCTTGCATGGTCTTGGGGCCGATAGCGCCGTCAGGCGTTGTGCCGATGGCTTTCTGCATGGTCTTAATCGCACGACCCGGACCTGCGTTGACCGCAAAGTCAAACATCAGGTAGTCCAGACCATCAGGCATCTCGTCAGCCTTGACCGCATCCCAGTACTTCTTCTTGTACATAGGACCCACCACTTCGGGTGTCAGGGCAC